TTATCAAAACATATAACAATATTTTCAAAGCTATTAAGAAAATCAAAAGATTTTTTACAGTTATTAGCTGCTGCCTGTGCACCATTCTTTACAGATACTACAGGCCACTTTGATCCAAGCAATTCATAAGCACTCATAGCATCAAGCTCACCTTCTACTACGGTGACATACTTTCCGCCTTTACCGAATAAGTTCTCACCAAACAGAACAGCTTTAGATAAATCACCTTCAACCCAGAAGTCTTTGCTTTCTGTTTTTCTAACCTTAGATGCTATATGCTCACCATCTTTATCAAAGTATTTATAGATATGATGGCTTTGATCCGTGCCTCCATTATCATTTACAAATGTATTATAAACTTTAGCAGAGTTCTCTGAAATTTTCCGATCAGTAAGTGCTGCTAAATACCCTGCACTTTTAAGTGATGAAGGTGACGCTGGTGTTGTAGTATTAGATTGCATGTAAGAATCCTCATTATTAGAAAAACGTGTATTGCAAACAAAACAAAAGGAATGCCCATCGCTATGTTGGACATTCCCGTTACTTGATCCACAGTCAAGACATGGACCTCTTGATAACCAGCCTTCGGCCATTACCATTTTCCTTTGCTGTATTTAAACATTTCATCAGTGATGTTTTTTCTTTTAGCTACTACCTCTTTTTCCATAGATATTAAAAATTCAATTTGATCAACTCTCTCAAGCTTATTAAAGTTTTCTTCAAAAGTAACTATCGGGCTTTGTCTTCCTTCTCTTTTATAAACAGTAATTAGTGTTTCCGTCATTAGTCTTAGCCTTTTTAATAGTGTATTTAAACTTTGGATCAGATCCTAAATGATACCAAAGTAGATATCGAGAATCAAGAGCTTCTTTAGCATCTTTATAAGTATTAAAAGATTCTATTATTTTTTCTTTTTTATCATATTTAAAATGCATATTCCAAATATTTTTCATCGGGCAACGCCCCCGCACAGAGGGGGGGTGTTGACCGAACTAACTATACTCATCAATATCATTTTGAATATTTTGTAGAAATTCATTTTGATCAGCTACCATATCTTGTAGTTCTTCTTTGGCAAGTTTCTTTGCAGTTTTAGAGTCATACCCCTCGTTCTTATATTGAGAAGTAAGTTCTTTAAAAATTTGTTTTCTTTCTTTTTGCCAAATATTTTTAGACATCTAACTAAATTCGCTACCTTCTTCAAGATCATTCCAAAACTTTGCTGTATCTTCAACATCATAAGGATCATAACCACACTCAATCATAAATTCATTTAGTGCATTGTATTCTTCTTTGCTTGTATTTACTTTTTTTCTGTAAGCTTCAAAGTCTATTACATTTTCATTTTGTTTTTCAACTTTCCATGATTTATCAACAGAAATTCCATTAACTTTTTCTAAATCTTTAGTCAACATATCAATCCTTTTTTTATAACGGTTTAGCTGTCTTTTCAATGAATTAACTTGCTTGGTAAGAAGTTGTTTTTCTTTATCAATTTCTACCATTTCTTCTGCTCCTTTAATTGGTCGGGTAAACCTTCCTCCAACATAATTATTATAGTAGGCATATTTATCTGTACCGTCAAGTATTTTTATAAGAACTCCAAGCTTAATTTGATAATGAAGTTCATAGTATTTCATTGTTCTTTTATTTTCGTACTGATCTATTAATACGAATGTAAAATTTTTCTTTCCTATCTTTTTAATATCTTCAAGCAAAGCTTTAGAAGACCCCATGTATTCTTTCCAGTTAGAAACAACAGTCTTTCCATTTCTTTTTACAAAGTATTGTTTACATCCTATATAAGCTTGCTTTGTTTTTTTATTAGTAATCTTATAGACAAAACCAAAATACTTATCAGGATTTGGTTTTACTTTTTTATTGTAAGTCCAATGCATTATTCTGTTAGCTCTTCAACCTCTGGCTGTCGTCCTATTTTTGTAAGATATCTTTTATTTTGTGCATAATTAAACACACGAAGTCCTTGACCATCATTAGCATCTGACCAGCACTCTCGCTTATAGTCACAATAAATACAACCAATAGGAAGCTTATAGTTGCCAGACTTACCATCAGGTATATCAGAATAGCACCGATCAGGTACACTATTAGCTGACACCATTCTTTTAAGGTATTGCACACGTTCTGTAGCATTAATCATTTCCATTGAATGTACTGGAGTTAAACATATTTCACCAGTTGATTTATCTATAGCAAGAAATGCAGCCTCATCTACTTCATTTGCTTGAGCATATGCAGATATCTGAGAAATATATCCAAAGGGATCGTCTTCATAAAGCTTGTTTTGTTTAAACTTTTCAAAGCTTTTTCCTGAAGCACTTTTACAATCAACTAAGACACCATCTATTACAGCATCTTGATGTCCTTTAATACCTTGTATATCTAATTCTTTTTGAGTTTCTTTTACAGTATGACCTGCAACACGGGTAAGGAGAAGAAGAAGCTCTTCAAGGATATGACCATATAAGAATTTAATTTTTGTGGAAGGAGGTAAAGGATTTCTTTTTTGTTTTAGATTAGACCTATACCATAGCTGTCGATTAGGTTTTCCTATAGCAGACAATCTTAATTTATTATCATCTTTTCTATCTTCACAAAGAGATAATGCAATCTGACTAGAAACTTCTTCAGTAAATTTATTTAAATGTTTTGGTAGTTCTTCAAGTTGTTTTTTATTTAAACTACCATCATCAAAAAGACTATAGATATCTTTGACTAGATTATTAATATTTTTTTTAGGCATGGGAAAATGGGGAGTCACAGAACGTGACCCCCCCTTTCAGGTTATGATGCAAAAGGAATATCATCATCATCAGATGTGTAACCAGACTCGACTACATCGAAATCCTCACTATCTTCTGATGCATAAGGTACAAGTTCAGTAACCTGTATCTTCTGTAGATCGGCAGACTTGCCTTCTTTATTCTTCCAAGTCCAATCATAAGGACGATAAAGAACATTAACTTTAGATCCATTACCAATTAATGTATTAAACATTGCTTGACGCATAGAATCTACAAGTTCTGGTGCCTGATTAGTACCATTCTTTCCTTCTACTTTACGCTTAATAGTTACAAAATCACCACGTTCATCGCCTTTGTTTTTTACTGACAACCCATCGTCTTTAACTTTAGCAAGGTTTTCAGCATCCAGACTTACATCGATAGTCCAGCATGGTTCAAATGTGGTGTTGGGCTGCGAGATAGAAGCCCAATAAGCAGTACCTGATATTACAGTCATCGTATTCCTTTCAAGTTATAATGACTAACAAGTTCTAACATACTCTATATAGCACTGTCAACAAAAAAGTCAATGGATACGTTCAATAATTATATCCATATCCCAAGTATCTTCACAAACGAATGATCGAAGATTGTATAAAACTTTAAGAGCATCTTGTTCTGTTTTAAAAATTTCAACCTTGGTTCCGGCATCGTTGGTCATTGGATTAATAGTGTCAAGGACACCGGAACCAATCTCATCTGGACAACACTCTACTAAAATATATGACATTCTGCATCCTTTATGTAATCATTTCTAATTCTTTCCATTGGTTAGAGATAAGCATATCTGATACTCTGTCTTCTCTAAGCTTCACAGTGTTACGATTTTCTTTAATGTCTTTGGTATCCTTACCTTGATAAAAAGTACCACCACTTTTATGTGACATTAAACTAGGATGAGAAGACCAATAAGTAGCAGCATTGTACACATTATATAACGTTCCTCCATTATTTGTACCGTACTTTTGATAAGCACCACGACCAGTAATGTGTCTGCTTTCTTCATCGAAAATCTTCATAAGATTAGAGAGCATAACCTTATTGCCAACGTTCTTTCTTTCAACATTATCAAAACGTTTAGCTATTGTATTTTTAAATAAACTAATAACTGATTCACGATGTACAGGTGTATTATACCATCTTTTCATTTGATTAATACCATCACCACTAATAAATTTAGTAGCTGTACCAATTTTTCCTGCAAAGCCAACAAGATCAAAGTTCTTACTGTGTCTTCCATATACATGGGCAAGCTTGTTACCAGCTACCAGAGTGTTCCAGCATTTAGAACGCCATACACCCATCATACCATTGTTAGCCCATGTTCTGTTATGTGATGTACGAAAAACAAACTCAGGAATAATCAATTCACTTTTACCTTTTCCTAAAAAGCCTTCACCACCATCAAGAAAAGTTTCTTGTCCGTGAAACTTAGCTTTAAGTTCTAACTGTTGTCCTTCATTTAGTACATCAATAGTAAATTCTGTGTCAGTTAGATCAAGTTTTGTAGATTCATCTTGAGATGCTATCGTTAAAGCTTCTTCAATGTTTTGAACAATATCTATATATTGAACTGGTGTGTAGTCTTTAGATACTATAGCAAGAGGTTGTCCTGTATCAGTACGTTTAAGAACTTTACCAAGTTCTTCAGGTACATCAGGAATATTAAAAGTATCTACGTTAAATTCAATTTGACTGTGATCAAACATTTGCATTGTCTTTACCTTTAAGTTATGAGTGAGGTTCGTCCCTCAAAAGAGGGGACGAGCCGAATGGATCTTTGTAATTTTAATAGCGTTAGGATAATCTTCTTTCACCTCATATTCTGTTTCATACATTGTCACTGTTCTTTCTATGTGACCAGTACCATCACACTCAGAGCAGTCTCGACCTGTAGATGTTACCATATTATTATATACTTTACCATCTTCACATTCGTTACAATAGTTTTCTACTAACCATGTAGTATCTTCAATCATCTACCTTGTCCTCTATATTTTTTCCAAGATAGTCTTTTACTTTTATTGTTAGGTTTAGATCTAACACTATATCCTATTGATGTTCTCTTCTTAATACGATGCTCTGAAGGGTCGTATATATTAACAGTTTTCTTAGCCATGATTATCCAACCAATCATCGTAACCATCTTGAAAAGATTTTAATTCTTTCTTAATATAATTATTAACTTCACCTACATTTAAAGATGCACCAGATAGTTCTATCTTATGTCTTACCATCTGTAATACCAATGGTTCAGTACCATTCAAAGCATAATCAAGAATATCTTTTTTAGTTTCAAACTTAGGTATAGCCATTTCTATATTCCTCTGTTAATAAATTTAATTCTTTCCTAACTAATCCACCACTCCCATGAAAACATTTCAGGTGCTTTCTTCTTTGATGCTTTCTTGGCAGCAGATACACCTGCTTTAACAGTCTTACGTCTTTTAGTTGTTGTTTCTATCATCTGATCAACAAGGTTCAGCACACCCTGAATATTTTTTGCCTCCCATTTTTCTTCTTGTAAAATATATTTGATCTGTTGTAACTTTAATAAGTTAGTCATTTTATTTCCTTTAAATATTAAAACAGGTAATGAGCGAAAGCCCCTCAAGAGAGGGGGCTTTTGCGAAGATATTAAGATACTTTATAACCTATTACATCTCCATATTGTTTATTACTTTCTTTACAAGACTTACATAAATAAATATTTTTTTCCATGATAACTTTCTGTCTACATTTTAAACACTTACGTTCTCTATATTTATCTTTTTGTTCTGTAAGTTTTACTTCTAATCTTTTCTGTTCTATATCTCTAGCTACCTGTGCAAAAGATATTTTTTCTTTCCGTGCTATAGAGTTTATTCCTTTTTTAAATGTCCCTCCATTGCGATTAATAATACCAATTATTATATTTCTAGTCAAGTCTCTGGAAGATCTATGTTTATATAATCTTTTAGATGTTGGATGATTTGCTATTTCTTTTGCACTCATCCCATCAAACCAAGAATCTAATACAAACTTTTTAAATATTTGTGTGTTCATCTATCTCTATCTCTTCTTTGGTTTCTATCCATACTTTAGCACCACAAGATAATGGTTTGTCAGGACTATATACAACTGTACAAGGTCCATTTATATTAACTCTACTTCCATATGTATTACTGTTATAAGTTTTTACAGTTAATACAGGATCTCTTTTTCCTGTCTTATGGTTGCTTTTAATTATGTGCTGGTTCACATGAATTATTTTTTTAACCATTTTTCATATAACCTATTTAGTTTTTAGGAATAGTCAGTTTATATATTATATAAGGTTCACTACATGGTACATTAGTTTCAGGGTCCATGCATTGCAGCGTAATGGATTCAGAGTTAGGATCAGGTTGTCTTGGTTCTACCTCTATCCATACTGCACCCTTCTTATAATCTTCTGAAACTTTTTCAAAAAACTTTTCATTAGATGTGTGTACTAGCACAGGAAAAATTAGTAGTAATGCTGCTATCATTTCTTATACTCCTTATGTTGTAGTAACTCCATGTATTCTGCTACGAATGGATTAACTACATACATATCATGCTCGTATTCTTTAGCAGCTTTCAAAGTTTTATGATAAGTAATTTGTCCATCACTATGTGTAGCCTTCCATTTCCTACCGTCTTTAGTAATAATTCTAATACGATCATTCAGAGCCATCGTCT